ATTGAATTAGACGATGAAGCAAAGCTTCCACGTATCCGCATTGAAAATCCAATCGGTGCGTACCCAGAATTTGACCGCTATGGTCGATGCATTGCATACGCGAAGCGTTATACATTAACTCTCGGAGAACTCGTATCTCAGTTCCCAGAGTATGAGCGTGAACTTCTTGGTGGCTACGGCTACAAGCAAGATCTCAATGCACAGATTGAAATGATTCGTTACTACGACAAGGATCAATCTGTAATCTACATCCCGTCAAAGGGTGACTTAGTTCTTTCGCACGCCAACAATCCTCTTGGAAAAATGATGGTTGTTGTCGCACGCAAGCCATCTATTGATGGTGAACTACGTGGACAATTTGATGACGTGCTCGGCATTCAATTGCTTCGCAATCGTTTTGCTTTGCTTGCTATGGAAGCTGCAGAGAAATCTGTACAAGCTCCTATCGTTCTTCCGCAAGATGTACAAGAACTACAGTTGGGTGGAGATGCGGTTATTCGTACTGCAAACCCAGCAGGTGTACGTCGCGTAGAACTATCAATACCACAAGGCGCATTCACAGAGCAGAATGTTCTTAATCAAGAATTGCGTGTTGGATCACGTTATCCTGAAAGCCGCACTGGAAACATTGATGCTTCAATTGTTACAGGTCAAGGCGTGCAGGCTCTTATGGGAGCTTTTGATACTCAGGTTAAGTCAGCACAAGCAATCTTTGCTGCAGCACTTCGTGATGTAATTAGCCTTTGTTTTGAAATTGACGAGAAGTTCTTCTCTGAAGAAAAGACAATTCGTGGTGTTGACTCTGGATCACCATATGAAATTACATACAAGCCTACAAAAGACATCAAGGGTGACTACTCTGCTGATGTCCGCTATGGTATGTTGGCTGGTCTTAATCCAGCACAGGGACTTATCTTTATGCTCCAAGCACTTGGTGGTGGACTCATCTCCAAGGATATGGCAATGCGTGAACTCCCATTCACAGTTAACGTAACACAAGAACTAGAAAAGATTGAAATCGAGCAAATGCGTACAGCATTACTCGGTTCACTTACAGCCTACACTCAAGCGATACCACAGATGGCGACACAAGGCCAGGACGCATCCGATGTAGTTCGTAAGATTGCTTCGGTGATTAAGGCTCGACAAAAGGGACAGGCATTGGAAGATGCTATCGAGGCTACCTTCGCACCGCAGCAACAAGTTCCTCCTGCTGGAGCACCTACTAATGCGGTTGAGCAACCGTCCCCTGTTCCCGCTGGCGTTCCAGCAGGAGGCGCTTCCCCTCAGGGAGAAGTAGCATTGCCTCCCGCAGAAGAAGCGGCACCAGATATTCAAAGCCTTCTCTCTAGCCTAACAGGTGGCGGAGAAGCAAATGCAAGTGTTCGTACAATCCGACGTAGATAATTAAGTAGGGGACAATGACAACAATTATTGGATTAGAGTACAAAGATAGTGCTATAATTGTTGCAGATAGCCAGACTACTGACGACAATGGCAGAATTTATTCTCATCCAGATGTTAAGAAGATTGCTGAAAGAGGCGCATTCTTAATCGCTGGATCTGGCGAAGTACTACCGTGTGATGTTGCACAACACATATGGGAACCACCAGTACCAACAAAGTCTGATTATAAAGACTTGTATCATTTTATGATTGCAAAGGCTATGCCTTCTCTGCGTAAATGTTTATCAGAGAATGGTTATAACTTTGATGAAGATACAAAAGAAATGCGCTTTCAGTTTATCATCGCTGTGGGCGGAGAAGTATTTGATGTAGACCAAGAATGTTCAGTATCTAAATCTGACACAAACGTCTACGCAGCAGGATCAGGTGCAGCATACGCACTAGGTGCGTTACACGCTGGAGCAGATGCTTACCAGGCAATGGAAATTGCAAGTAAGCTCACAGCATTTACCGCTCCACCGTATACATCTAAAGTACAACCTAAACATATTAAGTAGGAGGAAACGTGGCTGGAGTTAAAGGTAGAAGTGGCGGAGATCGCCCAACATCACCACAGAATAATCCTGCAAACATTTCTGCAACTGGTGGTAGAGGACAAAGCGGAACACAACCAGCAAGATATATCTCTGGTTTAGGTTATGGACAGGGACAAGCTACAATGCAACAGCAACAATCTGCTCCTATGGCTGCCACACCAGCAAATGGTGCAATGCCGCAGGCTGGTGGAATTGAATCTATGTTGCCACCAATTACACCTTTAAGTTCGCCAACTGAACGACCAGATGAACCAGTAACAGCAGGTTCTGATCTAGGTCCTGGCCCAGATTCATCTGCACTTAATCTTCCGCCAATGGCTACGCCACAAGCTGAATCGCCAATACAAATTATACAAGCTCTGTATATGCAAGATCCTACAAATGAAGATGTACGATACATCCTAGAGGGACTAACTTCACAAGGGCGGCTATAGTGGCTACTTTTCCAAAAGTAAAAAAGGATGCCAACGGCTTGCCAATTATGATTGGTGTAAATGAGCGCATCACTACACAGGATCAGGCTGACTACTCTGATATTCTAAAAGCAGCGCAATTAGTCACAGGTCCAAATGGTGATCGTTTACGCGATCTTATTAAAGATAATCCAGGGGCATCTGCTGGGCTTGTAACAGGTTTATATCGCGCAGGCGCAATGCCTAACAATAATCTTGTAAAAGTTCTTACAGAGATTGATGTGCAAACTCGTGAGCAGCGCGCTGCTGATAGGAAAAAAGAAAGTGATAAACTTTCAACACAAAGATTTAATTCAACACCTTGGGGCTTTGCTTGGTCACAGCTTAAAGGCTTAGTTCGCGGTGTTGCTGTTGTTGGTAATACATCAGTTGAAGCATTGGCTGCGCCATTTAGAACAGCAGTTGATGGACTTGGAAAAGAATTCAATGCAATTAGAAATGGTGAAGTTGATTGGCTTGGAAATCCAATATCTGGCAAGACTCGTGAAGAACTAGGTCTTGTTGAGAATGAACCATTTGCTGCACAAAAAGATATTGCAAAAGAATTTCTTGGACAGCAGACTGTGTTTCAAATCACAAAGCAATTATTTGATGAGGGCAAGGTTGATCTTGGTAGTGGATTCTTTCCATCGGAAGAATCAGGTGCTGGATTTGCTGCACGTCAGGAACAATTAAAGGCTAATAAAGTTGCTTTTCAAGTTAATGGAAAAACATATTATCGTCCATACACACTTCTTGACCCAGTAGCATATGTAGTAACTGGTGGACATCCAGAGAGTGATACTGCTAGAATTATTACAGCAATTGGTGATATTGGTGTTGCCGTTGCTCTCGACCCATTCCTAGCAGTTGGTCGCATCAAGGCAGCTAAAGAACTGGCAGATAGTATAGCACAAGCAAGTTCTGGAGTCAAGGCAGCAAAAGCTGCTAAGGATGCATCTATTCTTAAGTCTCAACTTGACGAAGCTATGAAGCGTACACAAGATTCTCTTGATGCTATGAAGGTAGCACCTGCTGCATCAAAGAACAAGAAGATGAATCAGTATCTTAAAAATTTCAACGAGATGGCTAAGATTCGTGATGAGTTCAATAACATTAAGATTGACTACGATAGCATAGCAAACTTCCTATCTGGACCTGCTAGCGCACACATTATCGATACAATCGCTGACATTACTGACTTCAGAAAGATTCAGAAGTTATCTAAGGGAAAGCTTACCGTAGACGAAGCGGTTGCATTAGCGCAAGCTAGCACACGCGAGGAAGTATTGGAAGCAATTGCTCCATATATTGCCGATGGTGCTGTGATTCAACGCTCATTGGAGCAGGGAACAAGAACTGGACGTGCAATTTCTCGTCTAGCAAGTGGCGTAAGTAAGGGACAAAGCGTAAGAGCATCCCAATTTGTGCGTGGTGCAGCAGCAAACGCACTTAATCGTATACCTGTTAGCGAAAAAATTATAGCAATTGGTCGCAAGTACGATGCATACCTGCCAAATGCTGGTGGAACACTGATTCACGTTACCAATAAAGACAAGCTTATCGAAACTGTAAACGATATTGGTCGTTATATGGAACTAGACAAGACTGTTCTTGATAATCTTATCAATGATATTGCGTATGCACAGACAGGTAGCAAGTCAGGCTACGATTCTACAGCTAAACTCTTTGATGCAATCTTTAGTAAGTACGCATCACGCTTTCAGGGTGAAGAGCTAGAAGCATTCAAGAAAATTACTCGTGCATTCGATACTGAGCGCAAGAATACTGCAGCATACTGGGCTGAACAGCACGCTAAAGGCGCTGAGATTAACTTTGGACTAGTCAATGGTAAGCAAGTTACCCTTCACAGTTCTCATCTTGACTCTGAATTACTTAACTCTTTCGTTTTCATTCCAAGTCCTAGAGAAATCAAGGATGCGCTGGAATCTGCTAGTAAAATATTCCGCTATACAAAAGATATTAATAATGCGCTAAGCACATTCACTGGCGTATGGAAGAAAACCGTAATGGTTCGTCCAGCATACATCGCTAGAAATATTATTGAAGAGCAGATCCGTGTATTCGGTGTGGGTCACGTATCATTCTTTAACCATCCATTAAGCGCTATGTCTATGTGGATGGGAAGAGATGGTGGACCTAAGTGGAAAGCCCTTCTTAATAAGTTAGATGAGACACGCAACGACGTTTATGGCGTCTCAATGAAGGGCAAGACAGCGGCAGAAGACTTCTCTCACGAAGCACTCGCTGGCGAACTTGTCGGTCCTTATGTTTCCTTTATGTCTGAATCATCTATAGGTGCGTCTGGAGATGGTGCACTTAATAAGATTATTACAAGCCTTGGGTACCAAAAAGAAGTATATGGACACCCATCTTGGTGGGGTGGATATGCTAGCCAAATGCGTATCCTGCACAACTCAGCGTTTGTGCGAAAGGTTATCGCTACTCCTACAGGTAAAGAACTTGATACAGTCAATTTTTTCCTTAAGGGTGAAGGCAAGGATGATCTAGCACGATTCATTGCATCTAAAGACCAAGAGTTCAAGGACTTTGTTAGCACTCCAGAAGGCTTAATGCAGTACCTATTCACTGGTAAGAATAAACTTGGTGAAGATGTATCTGTTCTTGCACGCGTTGAAGAGATGGCTGGTGGAGGAGAAAGCGCTTCTCTAATCAAGCAACTTATACTTGATGGTAAAGTTACCATAGGCGGCAAGGTAATTGAGATCCCTAATGGAAAGACAATTGCAGAAGCAACTAGCAAGTTAAGCAATAAAAAGCTTACACAGCGTGCTGGATTTACAAAGATAAATGATGAGTTTGCTAAGACTCTTGAAGATACATTTGATGGTCTTGGTAACTGGGAAAATATACGTATGGTTGTTCCA